TACAAGGGAGGTCCTAATTGCTATCATAGATGGAATAAACAAGTTTACGCTACTTTCTCAGGTAAGGCATTAAACATAGGTAGCAAAGAATTAAAACAAGTTGCAGTCCGCAAAGCAGAAAAATTAGGGTACGTTGTAAAAAATGAGGCTTTGGTTTCTACACGTCCTATTGACACACCAACAAGAGGTTACTTACCAAATAACGATTAATAATGGCAACTGCACTACTCATAACACGAGACGATTTAGTTCGATTTACTGCGGTAAATGGTAACGTAGATACTGACAAATTTATTCAGTTCATTAAAATCGCTCAGGACATTCACATACAAAACTACTTAGGCACGAAACTACTTCAAAAGATTCAGGCTGACATCGTAGCAAATACGCTTTCAGGTAACTACGAAACTTTGGTAGAGACATACGTCAAGCCTATGTTGATTCATTGGGCGATGGTTGAATACTTACCTTTTGCAGCTTACACAATCGCAAATAAAGGTGTATACAAACACTCATCTGAGAACTCTGAAAACGTAGAGAAAAACGAAGTTGATTTCTTAATCGAGAAAGAACGTCAGATTGCACAACACTACACGGAGAGGTTCATTGACTACATCTGCTTCAGAAATGACTTGTTTCCTGAATACACATTGAATTCAAACGGAGATATGTATCCTGACACGGCAAATAATTACACAGGCTGGTATATATGAGAACACGAACTAAGGTAGGAACTTATAAACCAAAAGAGGAGAACATTGAGAAACTCCGTGTTTTTCTAACTAAATTAAATAAAGATGGCAAATAGCAACGGATGGGGTCAAGGCGCGAACAACAACGCAATTGGTTGGGGTCAAGGTGCTTTCAATAATTCTATTAGTTGGGGTTATTCTCACTATGTAAGTTGGAGCGGAGATACTGACATCGTAGGAAACGAGGGAGGTATTGCATTTAACTTTTTAACAAGAGTAGTTGCTGATTCGGGAGTGTATGAGGCTAATTCTTGTTTATTATCCACACTACAAAACTTTGATTCAATATGAGCCTATTAGATACAGCATCTTTAATCGTAACCCCTAATGCCTACAAAGAGGGCAAGTTATATTCCGTTATTCCGTCCGATGGTTCAGGCGACCTATCGGTTACCCGAGCGACTACTGCAACGAGAGTGAACTCAGCAGGATTGGTTGAGCTTGTGCCTTATAATTTAGTACGATACTCTGAACAATTTGACAACGCAGCGTGGAATAGTGTAATTGGAGGAGGTGGTTTTGCTCCAGTAAGAACCGCAAATGCGGCAATTGCTCCTAATGGAACGTTAACAGCAGACCAAATAGTTTTTAATCGTGGTACTGGAGTAACTGCATCTTCAATAAGCGGTTTAAATCAATCTACATCACCAATAAGTGAAACGTGTACTGGAAGTATTTGGATAAAAGCTGCAACTATTGGAGATGTTGGTAAGCAAATAGCTATTAGACACCGCTCAACTGCGTATGTTGTTTATACTTTGACTAATGAATGGGTGCGAGTATCATCAACACAAACTGGCGCAAACTTGACATTTGACATTGTTAACAGAGCTACTTTTACTGCTGATGAAATAGTTTCTGTTCTTTTATGGGGCGCACAACTTGTCGAAGGCACAGAAGCCAAAGACTACTTCGCTACTGAAACAAGACTAAACATCTCACGCCTTGACTACTCATTAGGGGGGTGTCCGAGTATCTTAGTAGAGCCGCAGAGGACTAACCTATTACAACGTTCAGAAGAGTTCGATAATGCGTATTGGACTAAAGACACCGCTACTATTTCAGCAAACGCTACAACTGCGCCAAATGGAACATTAACGGCTGATAAATTAATCGGTAATAATGGCTCTACCTTTTCCGCAGTAAATCGCTCAAATAGCGTAACCGCTTCAACTTTATATACTCTTAGTGTTTATGTAAAAGCGGCAGAGGTTACTTGGTTTGAACTTGTAGCAACTGGCGCAACAATAGCAAGTCCAGCAAGATTATGGGTTAATGCAAGTACGGGAGTTCTTGGTACAAACAATGGAGGCTTTTCAAGTGCTACAATAACTAATACGGGCAATGGATGGTTTCGTGTTACTGCAACTTATACTACAACTTCAACTTCATCGGTTGTTTATTTTGTTAACGCAAGTGCTGATAATGTCAATGCTTATTCGGGTAATGGAGTAAATGGCATTTTCCTTTGGGGCGCACAACTCGAAGCTGGCGCATATCCAACCAGTTACATACCTACTACATCGGCGAGTGTGACGAGGAATTACGACCAATTTATAAAGACGGGAATTAGCTCACTGATAGGGCAAACAGAAGGAACATTATTTCTTGATGTAAATTTTAACGGAATTGAATCAAATGTAACTACAGCAATTGATTCTTTAATGTTGTTAGACGATGGAACTACAAATAATATAATAGGAATAGCTCTTGATACTCCATCATCAAATCCTAAAACACTATTTGGATTTGTTAGGATTGGTGGTGCTTTTCAAGCATTGATTTATGATTCAGTAATAGCTACTAATACGAGATATAAAATTGCTTTAGCTTATAAATTTAATGACATAGCATTTTACATTAATGGTCAATTAATTGGAACCGATACAAGCGTTTCAATACCAGCTACTTCAAATATTAGATTAACTCAAAGGTCTGACTCATCTTGGGCAAATGAATGTCGAACATTATATAATAGCACGGCTATCTTTGAAACCCGCCTAACTAACGCTGAACTCGCAACCCTAACAGCTATCTAATGAACATATACAAACTAACCTACCAAAACAAGGAGCAAGCAATTGCAGACCTTGAAAGCAAAGGAATACTAATCCTAACCGAAGACGGACTTGCATACGGAAACGGAGTTCAAGCAGTAGTAGAAATAGGACTCATCGTTCTTGACATTGTAGACGAAGAACCAATATACGCTGATGGTTACCACTTTGACGTAATGGCAGACAATGAGTATAACTTCGGAGCAAACTTAGTAAAACCTAAGAATCCTAAACACGCATTTGCAGGACATCAAATTACTGAGGAGGTAATCAATGAAGCATAAAGACGCAATAGGTTCAATGTACTTTGTGTGTGGCTATGCTGCCTGCATCGGTCTTATCTTTGAAGGCGAACACGTTTATCACAAACTCATTGCAGCGGCTTACGGCTTTTATCTAACTTGGCACATCGTAAATCAATATGAAAACTAAATCTCTTATCCTACTTTCTATGGTGTCCGTGTTAGCACCCGTTCAACCGATGGTGTTGATGGCAGTCTTTACTATCATCCTTGATATGTGTTTTGGTATTTGGAGGAGCGTAAAGAAAAACGGATGGGCATCTATTCGCTCCCGTAGGCTTTCAAATACGATTTCTAAGAGCCTTTTGTATAGCGGTGCGATAGTATTTATCTTTTTACTCGAAAAGTTCGTCCTGAGCGATTTATTGAGCTACTTCATTTCAGTTGACTTGGTAATGACTAAAGCGTTTACTGCGTTCTGCGTTTTTACGGAAGTTAAATCAATCAACGAAAGCTATCACTCAGTAACTGGAATCAATGTATGGGATAAGTTCATTGCCTTTGTTAAGCGTAGTAAAGAGCAGGTTGAAGAATTAAAATAACTGACGGTGCAAGTTATTGGTTGAGTAAATCGATTAAACCGTACTCCACTCGACTGCTCACTCAAGTGAACACCGAGCATCCCCCGATGATATGGTTGTCGGGGGTTTATAATGTCCATTAAAACGGACAAAAAACTTGACAATTGTACCATTAAAAACAAGTTATGGAAATCATAGAAAAATACATTAAGTTCGTTAAGAAGTGGGAAGGCGGTCTCAGCAGAGATAAAAACGATTCAGCTTCGTCTTTTCCTTGTCCTACACCTTACAACGGCAAAACAGGATGGCACACCAACGCAGGTATCACTTACTCTGCTTGGGTAGCTTTTTACGGAAACACGAAGGACGCTGATTTCTATCGTATGCCTGCGGATATGTGGTTCAAGATATTCAAGAAAGGCTATTGGGATAAAGTCAAAGGCGATGCTTACAACTCTCAGAACATCGCTGCATTCGTAACTGGTATGGCTTGGGGTTCAGGTTCTAAACAAGCAGGCATTTCATTACAACGAGTGCTTAACTTGCTTGGTAAAAAAGTAGAAATAGACGGAGTAATCGGAAACCAAACTATTTTAGCCGCTAATTCAGTACCTCCAAGAGAGCTATTTGATGCCTTAGCTAACGAGCGTGAGCGTTTCTTTTATGCAATTGGAGTGGGTAAAAACGCAAAGTTCCTGAAAGGATGGCTCAACCGATTAGAAGACTACAAAAAAACATTCAGACCTTAAGCCTATAACCTGATAAAAATGAAGAAATTTTCAACCTATAGCCTGATTTTGTCGCTAATATTGGCGATTTTTGCGACAGGATGTTCTGCTAACTACCACATCCGCAGAGCAATGAAAAAAGGATTTAGCGTGGGGGAGTCCGCTGATACAATCCGCATTTCGACAATAGACTCAATTCCGTACGTTTTAAGAGACTCAATTTATTGGGAAAAGGTAATAGTTAAAAAAGATACAATCGTGCGTTACAAGCGATTAGAAGTGCCTTTAACGAGGTATGAGACTAAGATTCAATATAAGTTAAAGCGAGATACCCTGAGAATGATTGAAAAAGTGGAGGTTGTCAAGTGGAAAACCGAACGCAATAAAAACAAGAAACCAAACTTATGGTTGTTTATCATAGGCTTTGGTATGGGCTTCCTTGCTAACTGGCTTATGAAGTTCGCTAAATACACAATATGAGAAAACAAAACCGCTATCGCTTGAAGCACGATGAGATTGAAATCATCGAACAATATAGAGCGATAAAAGAGGAGTCCAACGGAATGGGCTTAAACGATGCTGACGTAAAACACGGATGGCTCAAATCAAAGAAGGCTTCGCTTTTCTTTAAGAATCCAAACTACAAACCTGAAGAGGAGCAGAATTACGAGCAGATTCGTCAGGCTATTTTAGATGATATTAAGAATCACTCTCCGAAATATCCTACAATAACACGGAATCCATCTACTGACGGACATCTTTTAGTTATAGACCCTGCTGACATCCATATTGGTAAGCTCTGCGACGCTTTCGAAGTAGGAGAGGTATATAACAACCAAATAGCAGTACAACGTGTCTTAGAAGGCGTGCAAGGCATTTTAGACAAAGCAAGCGGATTTCAGATTGACAAGATTCTATTTATAGGCGGAAACGATATTTTGCATATTGATACTCCAAGAC